AATCATATATTCTAGTTAATTCTACATAATATTTATTGGGTGAATAATAACCCTCTATATATAATCTTTTTTCAGTAGGACTGGTATTATAAGTTCTTACTCTTAATTTTATAACGTTATCATAAACATCTATAAAATCCCCTGTATTTTTACCTTTTACTGTATAACAATCTGTTTTGCTTCTAATTATAGTTAATATTCTTGTTCCTGAATAATATATCTTGAAAAAATCGCCTACACTATCACTATCAGACATATGTAAATTTATATAATAATAAGGACTATAACCTGACCCTGTAAAACTTGATGCAGTTTCAATTACATTAATTAAAGATTGAATAGTATTTATCTGATATGGATTTAACCTATTATAAAAAGATATTACTGAATTTTTTATGGCCCCTGTTACTAAGTCTACATTTAGTGATATAAAATCCCTGATAGCTTGAAGTAACTCATTTGATATACGAACACCGGCAAATATTTCATTTAACAAAGTTTGATCGAAGTTTTGAATAAAATATTTTGCATATGAATACGCTGAATCAGCATTTTTAAAAACTAAACCAGCAGCTATTAAATAGGGCAAAACCTTCAAAACATCAGCATCATTTGTTACATCAAGGGCCATTACTTGAGACATATTACTATGTATAACTAATAAACATATCAATAATATTATAAAAAACTTTTTCACTTTTTCACCACCTTAAAAAACAAGAGGTATGGCATATATTAACTACCTCGCTACTGTCTTAAACAGTCTCTTTGCATACCTCCATGATAGGAAAATAGCCATTATCCCAATACCTAAAGGTGCTATAGCACCTAAAGTAGCGACAATATCATCTTTTAATGCAGTGAAACCACTTACTACACTATCGTCCGCTACACCTTCTGCTAAAGCAACAGTGCAATAAGATACAGCAGGTATAATAGCTATTAAAGATTTTTTAACTTTATTTAACATAATATCACCTCTTATTGAAAAATCCTTCTCGCTAATACTACCATATATGCCATACCTCCAGATAACAACCCTGTTAATAACCCCAACATAACAATTGAAACATTCTCATAAAACATGCTTATATACACTCCAAAATATTAAAGCTAACAAAACACCTAAAATAAAAGCTAAATTAATATTAATCTTATCTATATTACCTTGAATTAAATTTACTTCATTTATCAAATCGTTAAAATAAGAAGTATAATCAATTGATTCCATATTAATTAACCTCTCTTACATAACATTTATCAGTTATAATATTAACAGGAATCTCAACAATTTCTCTTTCTTTATACTTATCAATATTATTTACAAAAACATTAATCAAAGATCTTCCATCAAAGATACTTATGAACGGTTTTTTTGTCTTTACAGTTATAGCCTTTCTCATTACTTCTCCTTTAATAACACTTGAAATAACCAATATATGCACCTCCACAATTTACATACTCAAATACATTCTACTTTTTTAATTATATTATATATTATTATTTCTTATTGTCAATAGATATATTATACTGCTCATAATTAATAATACCTACATAATCATTTATAAACTCTTTTTTAAATACCAACGATTCTTTCGGAAGTGAATTCTTTAAATCCTCTATATCTTCTTCATCTATATATTGTTCAACAGGCTTAATAAGCCCACGACTATTAAAATATAATTTCCTCCCTAAAAGTCTATCATCATTCAAATCTTTAGACATATACTTGCATATATACGCCCCTACATTGTCTATATCATCAATTCTATTCACTTTAACAAAACCATTCCCCCAAACTTCCTCCAAAACTTTTGAATCTATATAATCCAAATTATAAAATATAATATGATAATGAACAGCCCCCCTCTTTTGAAATTCTACAACACAAGAATATTTTAATTTACTGCACTTCTTCTTATAGATACGATAATTTAACCTTTTAATAAACTGCCTAAATTCATTATTCGCAACATCTAAATCTTTAACGTTATCCCTAAAAGTCAAAGTTACAAACTTACTAGACACCCCATACTGATTTATATTAGCATTAACAATCCTTCTCAAGTTCCTTCTAGCCCGCATCAAAACAAGTTCCCTATTCTTCTCTTTCTGTTCTTCAGATGTATTACCATTACCTGCCCTTCCTACAATATTATCACCTCCACCTGTAAATATTCCCTTCTCATATCTATAAACCTCTATTATATTTCCAGACCGAACAACTTTCCCACTATAAAAATTTATTCCCGACTTAAGCCGCAAAAATAACCCTCACTTTTCGACTTATTAATCGCTATAATCAAGTTAAGTATTAGGACCGGTTAGCTATGGGCAACCCAAAGGGAACCTCACCCGAGGCCGTTTAGTGAATGGGGCCCCCCCAAAGGGCCCTCCCCCATTCAGCTAAACGGCCTTTCCTTCGTTTTTATTTATTACAGCATCAATCGCAACATTTCCGTAATCATAATCTTTTCCTTCTTTCAAACTCTCCAGCAAAGATCCTAATTTATAATTATTAAATATCATCATACTATCATATAATCTAGGAATCCTCTTATTAAACAACATAAAATAACTACCTATCTTTAATCCCATGCCGTAGTAATATTCTACACAAACAAATATAGGAATAGGTATTATAAGCCATTCAAGAATATTATTAAGTTTCCTATGTTTAACTTCATATTCAAAAAGAGCCCTGATCTGCCTATCTATCATTCTATCATTCTGAGCAACCATAACAATATCAAAACCTATTTTCCTATGCTGTGAAAAAAATTCTATCCAAGACATTCTATCTTTTGAATTATACTCACGTGAATTAAATTTACACCCTGCTTCATCTATTATTAATAAACAGCTACTCTCCTTCCCTAAAAATCCATACTTCAAAGACATCGATAAAAGATTTTTTACAGTTATATCTTCATTAGGCATATAAAAATAATTTCCCTTGTATTTTTTTTTATCTATCTTCAAGGGATAATTAGTTATTAAACTTTTTCCTTTAGATAAAAATTTTAGACCCAATACGGTTGCGTGAAAACTCTTACCAGAACCGGGAGTCCCTGAATATAGAGTTATCATTATTTCACCGCCTTTATCCATCTAAGAATGGACCTATACAAATAATACGTTCCTAAAGCTATTAAATATGTTTCTGTTATAACTATAATTTCCGTAACAGGAAATGCATAATTTATCCACCCAAGCCAAGTACTATCTAAAAAAGAAGCAAAATTTAAAGGTGAAGGAGGCAATAAATTTATAAAGAAAGTTAAAGCATTAGCAATTACATTTATAAGAGAGTTTATTATTCCAATCATAATAAAACCTCACTCACTATTCATAAATTTATTAGTAACATATATTAAACCGACTGCATACAAAAAGGCTTCTAATTTCTTTACTACATTCAAAACAGGATCAAAAATAGTTAAGTCTATATTAAAACTTACATTGCCCGTAGCAGGAGAACTAAAACTAATCGGTATTTTTCCTGAAGAAGCAGAAGAACTAAAACTTAATAAGGCTCTCTTAAAATCCCAAGGAAGACAAAAAGGAAACTTTTCAGTTATATTAATAACTGCATTCTTTATGGGATTGAAATCTATACTACCTTGGACAGTAAAAATACTTTGAAGAAAAGATAATATACCTTCATTAGCAGATAAAATCTTTTCAGCAGTCAAATTAACGGCCTGTTCTACATCGGTTATACTATTAGGAATACTACCTATAATTTGGCCTTCATCTAAAACATTAGTTGAAATTGAACCTGTTAAATCATATGACACTGTCTCCGTTCCGTTATCTACATATCCTGAAATAAAATCATCAGATAAGCCACTATCTTCCCAAGTCAACTGACCTGACAAAT